AGCAAATAAGAATTTAATTGATAACTACATTACTAACACAATGATTTGGTATATGCAAGTTGAATTGCCATTAGCAATGAACTATAAGTATTTCAATAAAGCAGTTGGTGTTCAGAACGCAGATAATATGCAACCTGCAAGTATGAATGAAATTAGGGATATAATGGATGAGGCAAGAAACAAAGCGCAAGTATATGCCGAGAGATTAACGAAATTCTTATTAGCTAATACAACTACTTACCCTTTGTATTTAACGCAAACTGGTGTAGGTATAGACACTATATTCCCACAAAGAACAAACTATAATAGTGGAATGTTAATCGATGGTGATGGATGTTGCAGTGGAAGATATAACTTTCAAGGAATTAAAATAGAACCAAGAGAATTAACTAAACCTTGTACATATTGTTAATGAAAACAAAGATTAGAAATATTGAAAAGTTACAAAAATTTATAAAAGAAAATGCAATTTTACACACTCAATCAAATAATAAACCTGTTCGAAACAATAGCGACAAACCACGCACAGATAAACGGGTTTAATTTTGGTGAAACATCGGATATTTCAGCGAGTGAACAAGAGCAATACCCTTTGTTATGGATTGATGTAATTGATAGTAGTATTGATAGTAATACTTTAAGTTTAAATATGAACGTAAAAGTAATGGATATACAAAAGGATGACCAAACAAATGAACGTGATACCTTAAGTGATTGTTTAAGCATCTCACAAGACGTTTATTCTGCTTTGACTAACCCAATATATCAAGATTACTTTTTGTTAAGTTTTGCAACAAATTTAGTACCTTTAAGAGAAGCATTAGCAGATAAGGTAAATGGTTGGGAAATGAATTTAACATTTGAATTAGCACAAGAAAGAAACAGGTGTCAAATACCTTTAAAATAAATAAAAATAATATATTATTAAACAAATAAAAATATGACAGATTTACAAAAAATATCAGGAGTTGGTGGATGCGAATTCATTGCAGCAGCAAGTGCAAAAACAAGTAAGGCTTATACAGCAGTTGTAATTAATACTGATGCAGTTATCGGAACACTTGAAATCAATGGTGTAAACGTTTTAACTACAAAAGGTTTTAATGCAGTTACAGTTTCAGCAGGTATGTTTATACCAGCAGCAGCAGGAACAAGCATTACTGCTATTACTTTAACTTCAGGAACTGCAATAGGTTATAACAATCAATAATTATGTTAGGGATTAGCACAACTAACGCAAGAGTTGGAGGTTTTCGTGGCAAAGGCATTGATGCAGATGCTTTAGCTTTCTTTGCTCGTGTTACAGCAGCAGGTGGCACACTATCAGCTACTGAAATAACTGCTATAAACAAGTTAGTAAAAGATATGAAATCTGCTAATGTTTGGGATTCAATGAAAGCAGTTTATCCAATGGTTGGGGCAAGTGCTGCTGCTTGTGCTCAAAATTTAATTAGTGCAAGTTTTACAGGAACTTTTAATGGTGGTTGGACTTTTGCAAGTACAGGTGTTACTCCTAATGGTACTAATGGATATTTTGATACTGCATTAAATCAACAAATAAATTTAACCAATACAGATTTACATTGTTCTCATTATTTCAATGCAGGTTTATTTAGTGGAGGTTCAGGCGAAATTGGTATCAATACAAGCAATACTTTTTTGTTAGTAAGAACAGGCGCAATATTTTTTAATCAATGCGATGTTGATTTTACAGTGTATAATAATATATCATTTGGTTTTGCTACTGCTTCAAGAACGAGTAATATTTTAAGAAAAGCATATTTTAACGGTAATTTAGTAAGAACCACTAATGGTGGTGTTATTAATGCAACTGCAAATTTAAATTATTTTATTGGTGCTATAAATACAGCAGGTGTTGCAACTAATTTTAGTACTTTAAGATGTGCATTAGCATCAATTGGAACAGGTTTAAGTGATGCACAAGCAGCAAGTTTTTATACATCAGTACAAGCATTTCAAACAACATTAAGCAGACAAGTATAATGATTGGATATAAACTTACAGTAACGCAAAAAGAAGATATACAAGGCAAAGAGTATGCCCCTTATCAAGCATTTAATTGTGTTCAAGATATAAATCAAATTTGGTTTACTTTTTTGCATCATTTAGAAGATGATGTATTAATAGCACAAACCGATTATAAATGGTTATTAGATTGCACAAAATCGGAGTATTTTCCACCTATTCAACCACCATTTCCACCGACAGTTTAAATGAACAAAAACATTTTATTACTAATAGAAAACGGATTTGTATGGGGTGGTGTAATTACTGCTTATGCAATTGCTATTTTACCAACAATACAAGTATTAGCAGGAACAGCAGCATTTGCTTTTACTATTCTTTCTGCAATAAAAATGATTAAAAATTGGAATGAAAAAGATTAAGCAAAATTGGGAAAGTCACACTTCAACTATTATCGGTGGTGTAGTAGCAATAGCTACTGCTTGGAGTACAATTGATATGAGTACATTTGATATTACAAAAGATTGGAATAAGTTAATTATACCTGCTGTAATAGCACTTGGTGGGTATTTGACTAAAATAAAATCAAATGAAAATAACGAAAGCAAGTAATAATTTAATTGAATTAATTAAAAAGTTTGAAGGCTTTAGTAAAATACCTTATTTATGTCCGGCAAATGTTGCAACGATTGGCTATGGTAGCACTCGTTATGCCAATGGCTTAAAGGTAACAATGAAAGATAACCCAATAACTGAATTAGAAGCTATTGAGTTACTAAAAGATACTTTAAAACAATATGAATTAGCAGTTGATTCTTATTGTCGTGATGACATTAACCAAAACCAATTCGATGCATTGGTTGACTTTGCTTATAACTGTGGTAATGGTAATTTAAAAAGTAGTACCTTGCTAAAAAAAGTAAATGCAAATCCAAATGATATTACAATAGGATTAGAGTTTGCGAAATGGAATAAAGGTGGTGGAAAAATACTCAATGGATTGGTCAAAAGAAGGGCAGCAGAAAGCGAATTATACTTTAGATAGTGTAGAACTCGAACGAGCAAAAATAGTTGCTATAATCGAAGCTAAATACAAGCAAAAAGAAATTGATAAACGTACAGCAGAAACCAATAAGAAAACAAACAAAGTTATAACAAAACGAAAATGAATATTGAATTAGCTAAAAAATTATTTATTTTAGAAATACAATATCATAAAAAATATTGGACTTTAAAAGCACAAGTTTTATATAAGTTAAAAAACAAACGAAAATGAAATCAATACTTTCAATATTAATTGCCTGTTTATATTGCTTAATTTGTAGCTGTTACACAAAGCAACAAGCAATAGAAAAATTTTGTAGTAAAGACACAGCCAGTGTAATGGTAACTATTCACGATACGATTAGAACCGAAACGATACGAACCGATACGATATTTAATGATACTATTGATTCTGTTTATATTACTAAAGATAAATTAGAAATAGTTTATGTTAAGAAATTTGGGAAAATATACATAGAGGGAAAGTGCAAAGGTGACACAATATACTATGAGAAAAAAGTATTGATTGAAGTTCCAGTAGACTGCCCTAAACAAAGTTGGTTCGACCAAATGATACTTGAAGCAAAGTGGTGGTTACTTGTAATTATAGCAATACTTATTTTAGTAATATTTAAACGATAATGGATAAGATTATTTTAACTGTAACTGCTTATGGAAATAAGCACACAATTGAGTTAAGTGGTGATTCAGATATTGAACAAATGTTTACAGCATTTAGAGCAATATTAGTTGGTTTAACATATCCTGAAAAAGTGATTAATAACCACATTTTAGAACTGTCTGAAAGCATTATACCCAATGAGGTATGAAATAGTAATCATTAAGTAAAATTATACCCTATAAGGTATGATATGGCATACAAAAAGTTCATAAATGTATTAAATAACAATCACTATGAAAGACTACAAAATAGCATATGAATTTAATGGTCGTAAAATGTACACGATAGTACGTGCAAGAAACGTGCAGGAAGCAAAGCAACAAATCAATGATAGACTTAATTTCATTGAAGTTAAGGATATAACCCCACCTGATGAAACTTTGGATTACATCAAGAATTTATTTAATATGAAATAATATGAAAATGAGACCAAGATTAACACCAGAAGAATACGATATTTTAAAGAAAATTAGAATTGAAAATAATCAAAAAAGAGTGTTAGTCATTGGTGACCTGCACGAGCCTTTTTGTTTAGAAGGATATTTTGATTTTTGTAAAGATGTTTACAGTAAACACAAATGTACGGAAGTTGTATTTATAGGCGATATAGTGGACAATCATTTTGCAAGTTACCACGAAACTATTCCTGATTCAATTGGTGGCGGTGATGAGTTAGAGTTTGCTATTAGTAAACTTAAAAAATGGCACGATTACTTTCCTAATGCAACAGTAATTATTGGTAACCACGATAGGTTAATAATGCGAAAGGCACAAACTGGTGGCATATCACAAAAATGGATCAAGGATTACAAAGATGTACTTGAAGTCCCAACTTGGAATTTTGTTGATAGGCACGTAATTGATAATGTACAATATTTGCACGGAGAAGGTGGCACAGCAAAGGTTAAATGC